GCATTGCCGCCTTGCCAGAACAAATTCGTGCCCGCTGTGAGCGCGGTTCCGTCGATGGAAACGCTCGTGTTGTAATAGGGAGTCACGCCCTGATGCACCAGGACGACGGCCGTAATCGTCTGCCCCGTCGACATCGCGCTATTAAGCGACGTCCCGCTGGAGAACCGGAAATTGATGCCCCAATTATTCGTCTGAGCCGAGGCGTTGTTCACATAGATGGAGGACGTCGAGAAATCGAAGTTCCATGAGGAACCGAGCGCGCTCCCGGAGACACTCGATGGCTCGGCCATGTTGGTGAAGACAGCGGCTTCGTTCGACGTCGTGCCGCTGAATGTCTCCGAGCCGGTATGCGTGTTGTTTCCGGTGAAAGAATTGTTGCCGTTCGCCGTGACGCTCGTGAAGGACTGGAACGTTGGCGCGGCGCTTCCACCGTTGGAGGTCAGCACATAGCCCGCTGTGCTCGGGTTTATCGAACCGAGCGTCGACGATCCCGACCAATAGGCAACATAATATTGCGTGCCTGAGCCGGGGCCGCCCCCGGCGGACGTCCACGAGGGACAGGAGCCCGCGCCGTTGCTTTGCAAGACCTGCCCGCTCGAGCCGGCCGCGATGCTCGCTACCGTGGTCGTCGACGCCCAACAGGGCAGCGTGTTTGCGGTGATCGTTCCCGAGGTCGAGACATTGCCGCCGCCGCCCGGCGTCGCCCAGATCGGGACAGCGCTCGCGCCTTGGCTCTCCAGGAACTGACCCGAGGATCCCTGCCCGAGAGCCTGGAGGACATGCGAGCCGTCACTGTAGAACAATTGCCCGGCGGAGAAGCCGCTCGTCGCCGTGCTGTTGGCCGTAAGCGTGCTGCTGCCGCCGCCGCCGGTCCCGAGATTGGTCGGAAAATAGACCGTCGGCGACGTATAGGTTCCGAGCGACCATGTCGCCTGATATTGCGTGCCGGAATCTGCGCAGAAACTCGCCAGTCCGTTGGAGTCCGCCGTCAACGGATTCGAGAGAGCCGTCGCCGTGCATGTCCCGCCTGAGAAGGTGTAGAGATTGGATTTTGTCGAGGTTCCATAGTTATAGACGGTCACCGTCGCGCCGGGGAGCGCCTGGGCGCCGCTCCCGAAGGCCGCGCCGAAAGTCTGCAGCGTGTAGGGCTGTAGCGTTGCATGCGCCGGGCGCGCGAGCGCGAGAAGAGCGCAGACGGCAAGAAGGACTAGGCGAAGCGTTCTCGTCATTTCAGCCATCCGTCACGGGAGGTAGTAGGTGATGGCGACCCGCGCGGAGCCGCCGGAAAAGGAGCCCGTTCCGCCGTTCGCCGTGAGCTTGATTCCGGACGCCGACGTCCAAACGGACCCGCTCGTCTGGAAATGGAGACTCGCCCCGATCGCCACGCCGCAGGTTCCATAGGCGCCGCCGACGCCGCCGGCAGAGCCGTTGGCGAGATATTGCGGGTCGACATAAATGCCGCTCGGCCCGCTAACAGCGGATTCGACCGTCACGACAACCGAGAGCAATGTCGCGCCGGCGGGGATCTGTCCCATCGCGCCGCTTGTCGTCACGCTCGACCCCGATAGAGCGACGATAGAGCTTGCCGTGTTGATGTAGGCGCTTCCCGTCGACCCGATCGAGAAGGGAATCGGGAAACAGGACGAGAGCGCGTTGAGGCCGTTGTTCCAGGTATTGAAGGCCTGCAGCTTGACGAGAAGCGATGACCATCCAGGCTGGATCGCGACAATCGCCACATTCGCAAAGAGCGAGAAGGACGCGCCGGCCGCATGCGCCGCAGCCGTCGTTCCAAAGAGCCCGCGCTGCAATCCCGTCAGATTATAGAGGTTCTGCCCGATCAGCGTCGCCGTCTCGAAGGCGATCAGCTCGGACCCGATCAAGATCAGATTCGCCGCGCCGCTTTGGGCGTTGCCCATGGTCGTCGACGTGAGAACGCCGCCGCTCGCCGTGAGATTGACCGAAATGGTGTTGGCGGTATCCCATCCGCTTCCCGTGGCGAAGCCGGCCGTGAGCGTCCCGATCTCCGCGGCGCCGTTGACGGAGCCGAATTGATTGTAAGTGGACCCGCCGTCCACAGAGATCATGACGTCGGCACCGCCGAAATTCGCGTCGGGAACGCCGGTCAATCCGCCCGAGGCGCAAATCCAAAGCTGCGAGACGCCGCCCGTCGCCGTCGTCGGCGGCTTATAGACGACCGCGCAGCCGACAAGGTCCGCGGCGATGTTTTGGTCGATCGTCGTCGAGCCCGTCCCGCTCGTCGGGTTCGGGCCGGGCGTCGAGACGCCGATCGTCAATTCCTCCGCCGTGATTTTCAGCGAGGCGTCTTCCTGCTCCTCTATTTCGGTAATGCGAACCAGCGCGCCGTTGAGCCCGAGCAAAGGATAGGTCAGCGAGACGACGTCCATCGGGTCGAGCAGGCAAAAGACGAAAGACAGCGTGAAGGAAAAGCGGTTGCGGACATAGAGCCCGCGCTGCAACAGTGTTTGCGCGACGACCGAGGCGACGTTGAGGTCGCAGATTTCATGCGCGTTGACCGTTGGCGCGACGCGCAATCCTATGATCTGCGCGGAATTGAGATCGCGCGCCTCTACCGGCGTCGCCTGATATTGCGGCTGTCCCTGGATCGGCGCGACGGCCCCTTGCCCTGACTCGACTCCATGCGTGAGTAGCGAAACCATCTGCGCCGTGTTTGCCGCCACGCGCGCGGCGACAAGAGCCGTGTTCACGTTGACGCCGGCGCGGTTCAAGACCTCAAGCCGCTGGACGTTGAAGAGCGAGAGAGGGTCCGACCGCTCGACCGAGACGGGGCTCTCGTCACTATTCCCCGCACCGAATTGGTCTTCGGTCAGCGCATATTGCGGCGAAGTCTGCGCAGTCCAATTGACGGTCGCGCCGGTGATGTTCATGTCCCCATAGGGGACGAAGCGCAGCATCCCGCCCGTCCAGACGGCGCCGAGATTGAGAAGCTGGCACCATCGCGTCAGAATGCTATTCGCCGCTTCCTGTTGCACGAGAGCAGGCGAGAAGCAGAGCCCGAGCGCGGCGCAGTAGCTTTGCACCGATGAATCGCCAGATGATCCAAGCAGCGTCGAGGTATCGAGCGCGGAGGACGGGAAACCCGGCACGCCGTGGTTCGTATCGGTCAAAAAGTCCTGAATTACCCGCGCCGGGTCGGCGTCGACGCCATTGGCCCCCGTCCCATAAAGGATAGCCGCGATCTCAAAATTCAGCGTGCCAATCGACGCGCTTTCCCCGAGATTGAACGTCGCCGCGCCGAGATAGGCGAGTCCTTGATAGGCGAGAGCATAGGACGGATTATTGGTCGTGAGGTAGGACCACGCCACCTGTCCCGGCGCCCCGGTGAAAAGCGTGGTTCCGCTCGATCCCTTGCCGTTATTGCTGCCCCAGAGCGAAAGGCTCCAGCCGTATGGGTTCGGGCTCGACGATGAATAGAGGGTCGTCGAGTTGTTCTGCCAGACCTGCCCGATGTTGGAGATCGGCCCCTCGCACAAGGCAAGCAGGAGATCCACCGAATAGGTGTAGCCCGTAATGATCCACTGCTGCCCGGTATATTGCAGAATCGGATGATTGTTGAAGTTGTTTTGATAGATGATGTTGGGCGAGAGCTTCGCGAAGCCATAGACCAACGGGACCGGAAGCGACTCGCAGCTCGTCATCAGATCCAAGCCGGTGTAGCTCGGAAAGACCCATGCCGGAGGGCTCGCCTTCTGTCCTTTTTGCGCGCCCCACATCAGGCAAACCCCTTCGGGCGGCCGATCAAGGCGTCGTCCAAATGGCGGAGAGCCCGCGTCGATTGCTCGGCGTTTTCCTCGATCACGCAGCCATATTCTGAGGCGGCATGGATAATCGTCAGCGGTTGCACGCGCGTCACGAGCGCGATGTGACAATAGTTCCGCCCGGCGCGAAACAGCATCGCCGTGGCGAGCTCCGGCGCCGGGACGAGATCGAAACGCGCGCGAAACAAATCCTCGAAAAACGGATTCTCGCGCGCCAGCATCCATCGCGGATCATAAGAGGGGAATTGCTCATCTTGCATAACGCCGACGTTTCGGTAGACGCCAAAGACGAATTGCCCGCAATCGACTCCCACGCCCTTGAGCGAAGCGCCATGATGGAACGGCGTTCCGATCCATGTGCGCGCCTCGGCGATCGTTCTCTCGCGCCAGTCCGTCATTTGCTCGACAAGGCCTGCTGCGGGGAGGGGATGAACGGCGTGCCGCGGAAATTCGCGAGATTGTTGAACTTCGCTTGGCATGTCGCGATCGTATGGTCGCAGCCGGCATAGAGCGTGAAGGCGTCGCCAACGGCGGGGGTCACCGGAAGCGGATAGGCGAGAGACACGGCGCCGGCATTCACATCGACGACGGCGGCTTGAATTCCATTCGCGGCCCCGGAGGTAAAGAGGATCACGCCCTGAACGTGCTTCGCCAAGGCGACGGAAGAAACGATGACGCTCGCCGTCGAGCCGGCTTGCACGGTTCCACTTGTCGAGAAGGAGGCTTGGTTCACGCCGCAGCCGGAATCATAAAGCGTATGATTGCAGCGCAGCGAGAAGAGATTGCGCGGCATCATCTGCTCGAGATAACGAAGCTCGTTTGCAACCTCCGCTTCGGCCTTCAGCGCGCCGGGTTTTATCGAGAGAAAGAGCCCGATAAACAGGAGCACGCTGCCGATCGCGGTCCCGCCGACATAGTCGGAAAAGAAGACGCGATCCCTTCGCAACGCCGCGCCGTCGAAGGCCCCGTTGATGATCGCTTGCGAAAGCGTCGCCCCGTTCAGGGCCCAGCCGGAAGAAGGGGCGAGCGAGATGTCCTGACGGTCGTCGTCGAACCCGATGGTCGCCTTATATTTGAGGCCTTTGACGAGCAGCCCATTGTGCAGGAAGGTGTTGCCGCCGAAGACCACATCCGAATCTGCGCTCGTCGAATAGATCGCCTGCCCGCTCGCCAGCGTGATCGTGTAGCAATCTGCAAATAGGGCCGAGACGCTTTTCGCCGTCGCCTGCGCGGCGAGATAGGAAACGAGCGCGGAGGAAGCGGGCTTCATACGCGCTCCCGCCTGAACTTCACGCCGTCCGCCATCCAAAGCCCGCTCATGATCTCCCGAAAGTCGAG